GCCCTTAAAAGCATACCACCGAGTATGAATTCATTACCTGATGCTCGGTTCGCCAGGATCCCCCGTGCAGACCTTCCCTCTCGAAAGAGAGCGATCTAGTTATCTCTGATGTGAGAAGTCAGAGTGCACGTTAATGGCTATTGAGGTGAAAATCCCTCAGAAGCTTTCGCGGGCAGGCCGACTGCTCTAGTCGAGTAATCTCTCCCCCTCTCGCAAGGGGGGGCCGCAATCCGGGTTGACACCCTGTGTTACGGAGTCGATGAAAGAAGGAAGCTTTTCACTCACAAAATTTTAAACTAAACTGTCAAAAAACAATTTAATTATAAAAAATTGCGAGCTGTAGGTAGTCCGACGATTAGATTTTGAGAAATCAAAGTCTATCTTCGTACTATCCTAGTGTGCCTCGGTCTCGATCGAGCCCGTACTATCCGCTCTCAGCTCTCTCTACTAATGGAGAGAATTTCATGAATGTATAGTAATCAATCAAAAAGACGTAACCTTCGTCAGGTTTTCGTCTATTTGAAAGAATGCTATACAGTTATGAATGCTGCTCTTGTCGGCCAGAAATACGAACCAAAAATTCGGATTTCTGTCGACAGGAGAGGGATCCCAAAAATCATACCCCCTAAGTTGAGGGATTGATTGATGGATGACACAGCATTGTTTACCGGAGACCCACGCGGTCTGAAAAATACCCGGATGCAATGTATCGAATCAGGTGATTCGGATATCGCGAGGTATCTGGACGGGCGAGTCCCGGCTTGGTTTGATAGTGTGTACCATCGTATCGATTTAAATTCTAAACAGAATTTACAACGAAGGGTGGTTTTCGTAGCTGTCCAAACTTTGCTGTCAATCCATAGAACCTTTAAATGATGACCAGACGTTGATTTATCAACTGTCTTAAAACCCTTTTCAGGGAGTCGTCAGTTTCTTGACAACCGCCTCTTATGAGGCCGTGCCAAGGTGGCTCTACTGGGCTTGTCAGAGTTCAAAGATTTGACCCATAATCAAAAAGCTCTCAAAGCTTTAGATGTGGGACCAGCTTATCCTTTCGTATCTGAGTCTTCAGGACCCAATACGAATACGGCTCATTGAGGATGTATAGAAGACGCGATCGCATTAGCGATTCGTCCCTATTACCTCGATAGAGTGATAAGATGACTTTGAAGATATAAAAGTTATCAAACTCTTATGTTCTTCTTAGGTACTCTTATCTTTTCTATTCCTTTTTTCATATACTGTCTATTGCGCTATCGTTTATTTTCTATTTCCCTTTTAACGGGGAGATTTAAATTAAATCGATTGGCAGTAGTCAGGAATGTTTCCGGGAAATCGCGTATTGTAGGGATTACGAATTATTGAATCCAAACTGCTCTAAGACCTCTTCATAAAGCGATTTTTCGCTTTTTAAGAGGGATCAAGCAGGATGGAACCTTCGATCAACACCGTCCTATCAAGGACTTAGTTGGTCGACGGAAATCCGATGCTATGTACTATTCTTTTGATTTAACGGCGGCGACTGATCGCCTGCCGATAGATCTTCAAGAATATGTACTTAGTCTCTTCATTGGTGAGCGTAATGCTCGCCTTTGAAAAGAGATTTTGTCGATGCCTTTCGAATATGAAGGTATAGAACACTACTATGCTGTAGGTCAACCTATGGGAGCCTACTCCTCGTGAGCTATGCTTGCTTTGACGCATCATATGATCGTCCAAGCAGCTGCGAACGTACACGGTGGTTGTAAACCCTTTGGGGATTACGCCGTCTTGGGAGATGACGTCGTCATAACTGGTGACCCTGTCAACATGTCCCGTCCTGGAAAGGACGATACAGTTGCAAGGTATTACCATGATATTATGACGTCACTCGGGGTAGAGATCTCTCTTGGAAAATCTATAGTCAGTAATAACTATATTGAATTTGCCAAAAGGTTATTCGACACTAATCTTAGAGATTGATCGCCTGTCGGACCCGGTTTAATTTTAAACCTGGTTCGCGACAGGAATCTACTCGGGTTATTCCTTAGTGAACTCGTTGAGCGATCATTAATGGAAATCCATACTGTGGTAGAACTTTTAGCCGCAACCCGTCGATTAACAACCGACGGAATTGCTGGCTTTAGTCTTTGGGTAATGTTTGGACCCAGGGGTTTGGTTAATACCAACTTCCACGTCGCGTTTTTAGACGGGATGAGGAAGCTCAGTAAAAACACAAATATCCCTGAGGGGAGCTTGGACTATCTATGTTACCTAGCACTATGTACTATGGTAAACAGAAAGTTCTTCTCCCAACATTATTCGGCAATCCGTTGCATGCGCGAGTTTCCCGTATTCCTATGGAAACGGGCTCGGGCCGGACACGGATGACTGGAAGCAGTTCTTTACTCCCTTGCCATGATGTTCACTCCTACCCCTGGCTTGGTATTTTCGAATTTAATCGAGAAGACCAAGTGGGTTAGTGAGCGACCAGACTGGAGGGGACCTAAAGACATGCCTCTTCTTATTGAATATCTGCGAGAGTTCCACGTCGAAAGACTTGGCGCTCTATCACGCAGAGAGAGGACTGATCTTACGAAAGCGTATAGGGAGCTTTCAAGTACTATGACTAGTATCTTTAAAGCTAACCCTAGACCATTCTTGGGATCTGCTGAGGTCGGCCCAGGCGGG